CTTTGCGCAGGGGGGCGGGGCCTGTCACACCCCCTGCGCACCCCAAGGAGAAACGGTGGCCCATGCCACGAAAGCGTCAAGAACCCGCAATCGTTCACGTTCGGGGAATCCCGCTCGACGTGCCGCCACCCGAGAGGGAGCAGCTGCTCCGGCTCGGACTGCTACACGAAGAATCGTCTGGGCCAGCAACGCGCCCTGGGCGGCCACGGGCTACGGCGAGCAAACGCAGCAAGTCACCCGACGCATCAAAGCCGCCGGCCACGAAATAGCCATCGCCTCCAACTACGGGCTCGAGGGCTCGACGATGGAGTGGGAAGGCATCCAGGTCTACCCCCGCGGCCTCGACGTCTATTCCAACGACGTCATCCCGGCCTACGCAATGGACTTCGGTCGCCCCACCGGGCAGCAGGCCATCGTCATCACATTGTTCGACTGCTGGGTTTTCAAGGGCGCCGGCTGGGACGTCCTCGAGCGCGTCGCCTCTTGGGTGCCCATCGACCACTTCCCCGCCCCCGCCCCGGTCACCCAGTGGCTTGCGCGGCCCAACGTCACCCCCATCGCCATGTCGCAGTTCGGGCTTGACGCGATTGAGCGCCATGACATCGAGGCGCTTTACGTCCCGCACGCCATCGACACCAAGGTTTTCAAGCCGACGGAGTTGATGCAGGGCAGCGACGGCCAAGTGCCCGCCCGTAAATGGATGGGTGTCCCTGAGGACGCTTTCGTCATCGGCATGGTCAGCGCCAACAAGGGCTCGGTTGATCGGAAATCGTTCTCTGAGTCGTTCCTTGCCGCCGGGATGTTCATGCAGCAGCACCCCGACGTCTGGCTTTATTTGCACACCGAGCCCAGCCCTGCCATGTCTGGCCTTGACCTGAGGGCCTTGCTGTCCGCGACGGGTGTCCCCGGTGACCGAGTCGCTGTCGCTGACTCGTACTCCTACCGCATGGGCATCCCCAAGGAAGCCCTCGCCAGCATCTACACCGGGATAGACGTTCTTCTTCAGCCGTCCCGCGGCGAAGGGTTCGGCATCCCGGCTATTGAAGCGCAGGCCTGCGGCACCCCCGTCATCGTGTCCAACGCCACCGCCCAGCCTGAGCTCGTCGGCGACGGGTGGCTTTGCGAAGTGCAGCCCGCATGGGACTCACCCCAAGGCTGCTGGTTCTTCACGCCCCTCGTGCCCAGCATCGTCGACAACCTCGAGGCCGCCTACGCGCGCGGCCGCGGCCGCTCCCAGCAGGCCATCGACTTCGCCGCCAACTATGACGCCGACGTCGTGTTCGACAAATACTGGCACCTGGCGCTTGAAGTGCTCCTGCCATGACCACATGGTTTGCGCAGTTCGCCGAGAGAAACTTTGACACCCTGCTGCCTCGCACGCCCATGGATGTTTTGCAGATCGGTGTGTACGAGGGCGACGCTAGCCGCTGGCTACTCGACAACCGAGCAGTCACTCGCCTTGTAGACGTAGATTGCTGGGACGGCCCTCCCATGTCGGGGGTGGATTACGAGGCGGCCGAGGGGATCTACGACGCCGCTATCGGTGGGCATCCCCTAGTGGAAAAGGTCAAGTCGACAAGCGATGAGTTCTTCAAGACCAACACAGACACCTTCGACTTCGTTTATGTCGACGGCGACCACGACCCGCAGCAGACCTACCGCGACGGCATAAATGGGTGGGCGGTTCTGCGGCCCGGTGGCCTCATCGGGTTCGACGACTATCTCTGGCAGCACAATGGGGTAAGCCCCAAATCGGGCATTGACGCCGTACTCAGTGAAATGGAGGATGCCGAGGTCGTGCAACACGGCTACCAGGTTTGGTTGCGGAAGCCATGAGGGTTGCCTGGGTGACGCACCACATTCCCAGGGTCGAGGAGCGGCACGAGGCTTTGCTGCCTGGGAAGTACGCGGGTGGCGCCGAACGCAACACGGACTACATGGTCACAGCGGCGCCGGCTGGTGTCGAGGTCACCTACATCGAACCCGAAGCCGCTGAGAGCGCCGTAGACGGATCGTTTGACCGGGTAGTAGTCGGAGGCACCGACAAACTCTCCGAAGCCTCTATGAATTTCCTAGCGGCTCACAGGCCCATCGTTTGGGTGCAGCACGCCCAGCACCGCACACCCGCGAAGGCCGAGTTATTCCGCCAAGCCTCCCGGTTCCTCACCATGAGCCGCGCACACAAAGCCTGGGAAGCCGAATGGACCGACAGGGCCGACGCCTACATTCACTCCCCCGTACCACCCGGCCAAGTCACCCCCGGCGTAAAAGAACCCTTCGCCTTGTTCGCCGGCAGGAAGCACCCAGCCAAGGGGAAACTCAACGCCCGCATATGGGCGCAGCGCCAAGGCGTGGAGCTCGTCGAGCTGGAGAACGCCCCGCACGAGGTCGTGCTTGAGCACATGGCCCGCGCCACCTATTTCGTCCATCTCCCCAAGGAGCGGGACGCCTGCCCCCTCGTCGTCATTGAGGCCACCCTCGCTGGCTGCGAAATCGTCACCAACTCCCTCGTCGGGCGGCTCGAGCCCGGCGACCCTGCGGCAGTCCTCGCCCAGCAACCCGAGCGGTTCTGGCGAATTGTGGAGGAATCAGCATGAAGATCGTTGTCACCGGCTCCGCCGGCACCCTAGGCGCCCCCCTCGTCGCCGAGCTGCGCGAACGCGGCCACGACGTGTGGGGCATCGAACTCCAGCACACCGGGCAGCCCCAGACCGTGCGCGCCGACATCGCCGACTACCGGCAGCTGCGCGCCGCATTCGACCGCATCGGCGACTTCGACCTCGTCTACCACCTAGCCGCCGAGTTCGGCAGGATCAACGGCGAGGAGCACTACGAGCAGGTCTGGCGCACCAACGCCATCGGCACCCGCAACGTCCTCGAGCTGCAGCGCGAGCGAGGCTTCCTCCAGGTCTTCGCCTCATCCTCAGAGGTCTACGGCGAGGCCGACGCCGAAGCCATCGACGAGCGATACCTGCTTGAGCATCCCCAGCCTCGGCTCACCAACGACTACGCGATCTCCAAGCGAGTCAACGAGGAGCAGGTCCGCAATTTTGCCGACCGGTACGGCACCAAGACCATGACGCTGCGGTTCTTCAACGCCTACGGCCCTGGCGAGCGTTACCACGACTATCGCTCCGTCGTGTGCCTGTTCGCCTACCGGCTCCTCACCGGCAAGCCCATCACCGTCTATGAGAACTACCACCGGGTCTTCATGTACCAGGGCGACTTCATTAGCACGCTCGCCAACGCCACCAGCCATTTCACGCCAGGTGAAATCGTGAACGTGGGCGGGGACGAGTACGTCAGCGTTGAGGACATGGCGAACATGCTGCTGGAAATCACTGAGGCGCACCCGTCCTTGGTGAACCGGCTGCCCATTGACAAGCACAACGTGACCAGCAAGAAGCCTGACATTTCCAAGGCCAAGGCTCTGCTGCACCACAATCCGCGCACGAGGCTCGCCCAGGGCCTTCCTTTGACCGTCGACTGGATGCGGAAGCATTACGAAATCGGAGGCTGACCGTGGCAATTAGCAACGGCTACGCGACCCTGGCGCAAATCAAGTCTGCGCTGCGCATCGCCTCAGGCGACGCCACCGACGACGCCCTGCTGGAAATGGCCGTCGAGTCGGCCTCGCGCCTTATCGACGCGTACTGCGGCCGCAACTTCATCAACGCCGGCACCGCGACCCGGTACTACAACACGGACAACCCTTACGTCGTCCAGATCGACGACGCCCGCTCCATTGCCCAGGTGCAGACGTCCACCGGCCTGGACGGCGTGTACGACACGACCTGGACTCTTGGCACGGCAGGCGGGCAGGGCGACGCGCAGCCCGAGCCCATCAACGACTACCTGGGCGGCGTCGTGTGGCCGTTCACGCGCATCCGAGCGATCGGCGACTACACGTTCCCCACGGGTGCCGAAAACTCCATCAAGGTGACGGCCGTATTTGGCTGGCCCAACATTCCTGTGACCGTGACGCAGGCAACCATCCTCCAGTCGTCAAGAATTTTTGCACGGCTACAGAGCCCCTTGGGCGTTGCAGGCTTCGGCCCCGACATGGGAATCATGCGCGTAAGCCGCGGCCTAGATCCCGACGTCACCCAGCTCATTGAGGGCTACCGCAAATTCACGGGCGTCGCATGACCGCGCTCACCGACCTGCGCACCGGGCTCGCCAACCGCCTCGCCACCATCAACGGCTTGCGCTCCTCGGCGTACATTCCCGACAATCCCCAGCCCCCGGTCGCCGTTGTCATGCCGGGCCGCATCACCTACGACCAGGCCTTCGGGCGCGGGTCAGACGAATACCAGTTCACCATCATGCTCATCGTCGGCCGCGTCGCCGACCGGGCATCTCAGACCACGCTGGACGCCTACTGCGAATCAAGCGGCAGTCGTTCAGTCAAGGCGGCAATCGAGGCCGACCGCTCCCTCGGGGGCAAGGCTCTTGATTGCCGAGTCACCGAAATGACCAACCAGGGCTCGCTCGCCATTGGGGACGTCACCTACCACACGGCCGAGTTCAGCGTGACCGTGATTGCCGCCGGCTAAGGAGAAAAGAGAATGGCAAAGTTCATTGGCAAGAATCTTCGGGTGAAGGTCGGCAGCACCGAGCTCACCGCGAACATCGCAAGCGTTGAGGTCACTGAGACCGTCGACGAGATTGAGACCACCGCGTTCGGCCAGTCGGCTCGCAGCCGCATCGCCGGGCTCAAGGACGCCTCAGTCACCATCAGCTTCCACCAGGACTACGACGCCTCGAGCGTCAACGCCACACTCGGCGGCGTCTTCGGTGGCACCGCCAACGTGGTCGTCCTCGCGGGCACCTCGCCCACACAGGGCACCGCATCGGCCACCGCACCGTTGTTCACCATCCCCGTGCTCTGCTCGCAGCAGACGCCTGTCAATGGGCAGGTCGGCGACCTCACCACGTTCGACGTGACGTGGCCCGCCGTCGGCGAAATCACCAAGTCCACCGCTGGCACGTTCGTCTAACTAGGAGATCACCTTGCGCATCCAATTCAACATCACCTACGCCGACGGCACGGCGGCCGAGGCTACGGCCTCGGTCGCCGACCAGGTGGCATTCGAGCAGCAACACGACCGCTCGATTGCCCGCCTCGCCGACGACTTCCGGCTTACCGACGCCTGCTGGCTCGCGTGGCATTCGCTCAAGCGCACCAACCGCACGACCGAGGAATTCGACACTTGGCTTGACCGCGTCGACAACGTCGAGTTCGGGCAGGCCAAGATCGCCCCTTTGGAGGGGACGACAACGCCCACTGGCTCATAGTCCACCTGGCCTACGAGTTCGGCCTAGCGCCGTCCGTTGTCGCAGCAGAACCCGACCGCATGATCTTCACCATGTCTAAGTACCTGTCCTGGCGCGCCAATGAAAGCCGAAGGAGCTGACAAGTGGCTGACTTCACGGTGCGCGTTGAAGGTGCAGACCAAGCCGTTCGTGCTTTGCGCACGATGGAGCCTGAGACAGCCAAGCAGGTCGGCAAGGAAATCTCTGATGTGGGCCGCGACCTCGCCGCCTACATTCGCTCAAACGCTCCCGGCCAAGCGCCCATGAGCGGGTGGCGCGAGTCGGGTGCCGCCCAAGGTCGGACCCGTGGCGGCGCTGGCTGGCCCGCCTGGGCACCCATCTCGGCCACCAGTAAACGGCGCGGCACTTCGGTCACCGTCAACATGACCGGTGCGGTCGCTGCCATTTATGAGTCGGCCGGCAAGAACGGGCTTGGCGGACTTTCCAGCCACCCTGACGGTGGGCAGTTCATTCGAAACTTGAGTCGCTACGGCCGGCTCTACACGTCGGGTGGTCGGCCTCGATCTGGGCGCCTCGCAGGTAAGGCGATCGTCACGCAGTACCCCGAAGCCATACGGCGTATCCAGGCCGCGTGCGACCGGGCCGTTGAAGCAGTCAACAGGAGGTTGCCCTCATGGCAGTGACAGGGTCAGGCAAGGGCATCCAGATCGTTGTCGGCACCAACTACAACGACCGCGACCTCAAGCGCGCGCAGGCCGACCTCAACCGGCTAAGAGGCCAAGCTGCCGCAACCCAAGGCCCCATGCGGAGACTCGGAAACACGCTTCGCGCAAACCTCGGCCCAGCACTAGCAATGGCTGGTGCGGCAGCCGGCGCCTTCGCCATCAAGCTTGGCGTCGACGGCGTCAAGGCTGCTATCGCTGACCAGAAGACCGTTGAGGTCCTAGCCCAAACTCTTGAAAACCTAGGCCAAGCACACAAGCAGGCCGGCGTTGAGGAATTCGTCGCGTCACTTGAGTCGGCAACTGGTGTCGCTGACGAGAAACTGCGCCCTGCTCTTGGCATGCTGGTTACCGCTACTGGTGACGTCGAGGAGGCGCAGCGCCGACTCAAGCAGGCAATGGATCTGGCCGTCTTTGGTCAGGTCGATTTGCAGACAGTCAGCAAGGCACTAAGCCGCTCACTTGCAACCCAAACATCGGGCACCCTGTCTCGTTACGGCCTGGTCATCGACCAGAACACTGTGGCAACCGAAGGCTTCGGAGCCGCACTTGACGAGGCCATGGGCAAGGTTTCTGGCCTTGCTGAGAGAGAAGCCAAAACCCTCGAAGGCCAGCTGCGAATTCTGGCAACGGAATTCGGCAACGTTCAGGAAGCCTTCGGCTACGGGTTCCTAGGTGGGCTAGGCGACGCTACCGACGGCGTCGGAGACATGTCCCAAATGATGCGGGACTTCAAGCCCATCGCGCACGACTTGGGTGAGCAGATCGGAACTCTCGCCAAGGCCCTGTCGGATCTAAACGACCAGACAGGAATTGTCGCCGCCACATTCAAGGGCCTCACCGATATCACCGGCCCCACCCTCGACGCGATCCTGACTTTGTACCGCGTCCTCGGCCAAGGGGAAGACCCGGTCGAAGCCTTAAAGCAGCAGTTCTTCGGACTCGGCGAAGGCTATGACGATGTCGCTGACGGTGCCGGCAATGCTTCCTGGCTGACTGCCAAGGCCGGCGAAGTCTTTGGCACGACCGCTGGCTTCGCTGGTGAAATGGCTGACGAGACCGACGACGCAGCTGACGCGCTCAAGGAACTCAATGACCAAATGAAAGAGTTCTTTGGGTTCCTTGACGAGCGCGACGCCGTTCGCGGATACCAGGACGCGATAGACAATTTGCGCGAGTCGCTGAAGGAAAACGGCAAGACCTTCGACATAAACACTGAAGCTGGCCGAGATAACCAGAAGGCGCTAGACGGAATCTTCGACTCAGCACTCAAAGTGGCTGAAGGTCAAGCGACTGCTGCCCAAAAGATTGCCACGATGGAAGGCGCAGCTCGGGACGCAACCAGGCAACTAGACAAAACCAAGATGTCTGACGCGGCCAAGGCCGCTTTGCTTGCCCCCTTTGACGATGCCATCGCTCGATTCACAACGGCCACCACAAAGGTTGGCAACCTCAAGGCGGCAATGGAGACCATTCCAACGAAGATAAATGTGAACGTCACTGTCGGGACGACATACGTTGGAACGCCCCCACCGGGCGGATTCCCGACAACTCGCGGATCTGCCTACGGCGGCTATGTCGGCGGCCACGGTGGCACTCGAGCGGACGACGTCCCCGCGATGCTGTCCTCTGGCGAGTTTGTCATCCAGGCTCCTGCTGTGGCGAAGTTCGGCAAAGGCTTCTTCGCTGCACTGAACCAGGGCGTAAACCCGCTCGCAGGGATGACTCCACGCATGGGCGGATCTGGCGGCGGCTTGACGATCAACGGCGGCATCACAGTGCAGTCTGCGCCGGGTGAGCGTGCCGAGACCTCCCTCCCTCGCGCGCTGCGGCGTGCCTCATTCCTGGCAGGCGTGAATGGCTGAGTCGTACAAGGTTGGCGCCACCGACGTCACCACCTACCTGACGCACCTCCAGGTCATCGACGGCAACATCGGTATCCCGCCACTGCGGCAGGACGACTACACGGTGCCCGGGCGCACCGGCGCGATCCCGGCCACGCCCTGGTGGGGGCCGAGGGTTGTCACCTTCGGCGGCATCATCGCCGGCGCGACAAGGCCCGCAATGCAGGCCAACCTCAAATCCCTCGCCTCGCTAGTGCTCAATGGCGGGGACACGTTCACGATGTCGCGCACCCTCGACACCGTGGGCACCCCGGCGACCGTGACGCACACGGCGACGGCCCGCTACCTCGGCGGCCTCGAGCAGTCTGAAGCCCTGTCGAACCGGGTGTCGCGGGTTGCCTTCGACGTCATGCTCATGGACGGCTACTGGTACGAGGCCGCCTACACGGCCGGCACCGCCCTCGCCGGCACCGCAGTCGTCAACGTCGTCGGTGACGCCCCCACCCAGGACGTGCAGCTGACCTACTCCATCGGCGCCGGCTCCCAGCGCATCACCAACCAGGCCTACCCCGGCCTGTCCCGGCTCACCCTCAAGCCCGGCAACAACACCCTCGTCGTCACGGGCGGCGGCACCGTCACTCTCCGATACAAGGCGGCCTGGTTGTGACACACCTGCGCCTCGACGTCTACGACGCCCTCAACCAGACCTACCAGGGCACCCTTTCGCAATCGCTGAGCAGCGAGTTCGTGGACGAGTTCAACGCCCCCGGCTACGGCACCGTCACCGTGCCCCTGTTCTCGACCGACGCCAATCTGCTGGTCAAGGACGCCGTCGTGCGGGTGATCTACCAGGACGACGTCAGGTTCGCCTGGTTCGTAGAGACCCGCGAGCGCGACCTCGCCAACTCCTCCGGCCAAATGACCCTGACCGCCTCGGGCCGAGGCCTGCTCGCGTGGCTCGAGGACGCCGTCGTCTACCCCCTCGGCGGCCTCGCCGACTTCCTCGCCCCCGATAGGCCCTTCAACTGGGCATCCGGCCCAGGCGGCGGCTGGCGTGCCTCGGGCAACTACCAGAACGCTCTCGGTGTGCAATGGCGCAACGACAGCACCGCGCGAGCCAAACTGCCTGTTCGGTGGAAAGATCCGCTCGCGCAATGGATCTGGCGCACCGACCCCGAAACAGTCGTCCAGCGCGGCACCGTCAACTGGTTCTACCGAGACTTCACCCTGACCGAGCCCAAGCGCATCAAGTTCTTTGCCTCCTGCGACAACCAAATGGACGTCTTCCTTGACGGCCAGCAGATCATGTCGTCAAGCGACTTTGATGCCGAAGCCGCTTCGTTCACTCAAATGGCGCGGTTCACTATCCGGCTCGGCATCGGCACACACACCCTCTCGGCGCGGGTCAAGAACGACAAGCCTTGGCAGCGGTTCGACGTGTCCGTTTCGGCATCCGACGACAAAGTTTCAGTCTCGGGACACGGCCTCGCCAACGGCACCGAACTGACCGTCACAGACAAGTCAGGCGCCAACGGGCTCACCAAGGGAACCACCTATTTCGTGCGCGCCAGGACGGACGACGACTTCAAGCTCGCCACCAGCAACTCAGACGGCTCCATCGTCAACGTCACCAGCAACGGAAAACTGGACCTGCGACTCAAGGCCGACAACACCGCCGGGTTCATCCTCACCGGCATCGAGCTTGACTCAAACGGCAAAGAGACCGACACCATCGTTGTCCGCACCAACACCAACTGGCAGGTCTCCTCCACCGAGCCCTACTGGCGCCCCGGCATGATCCTCAAGGTACTGGCCCAGGAGGCGGCCACCCGAGGCGTCTACCGTCTCGGCCAACTCACCTACGGTTTCGACATCAACGCCCCCACCAGCGGCGCCTGGTCCACCGAGGTCGACCTCACCCTGAAGGTCGGATCCACACTCCTGACCGTCCTTGACGACATGGTCGACCTCGGCAACGACTTCTGGCTGAACCCGTCAACGCTGAGGCTGGACGCTTGGGAGGCCCGCGGCAGCGACCTGTCAGGGACGGTGTTCCTCGACACGGGCCAGAACCTTGCCCGGTTCTCCACCACGGTTGAGCGGCCCCTGAAAACCGTCGCGCTCGTCCGCACACGGGACGGCTGGTTCCGCACCGCCGACAACACCTTGCGGACGGCGAACGGCTGGCGCGAGACCTTCCTCGAATACGGCAACACAGCGTCTGAGGATGCTGCTCGGCGTAACGCCAACAGGGTGCTGCGCCGCACCGGCAAAACTCAAGTGATCGCCTCAGGGGTCGAGGTCGTCGTCACAAGCGGCGCGACTCCGTATGTTGACTTCAACGTCGGCGACCTAGTCGCCATCACGAATCCGTCGGGAAGTGGATTGCCTGGGAAGGCGCGTGTGCTGTCTATTGGCCTCAAGGAGGAGGGCGGCGGCGTGTCCTTCCAGCCTGAACTTGAGGTGATTTCAACAACATGAGTGGGGAACTGCGGAGGCCTCCGCAACTTTGGGAGCAGCGCCTCGCGCGCACGACCTCCATTTTTGGTGTCGGTGTCACCGGCGGGGACACGACGTCGCTTGTCCCCCCAGCTCCCCCGCCAGGTTCGGGCGGAGGAACCGACGACGGCCCGACGCTGCCCCCGCCTGGGGATTTCATCAAGCCGTCGACGCCGACACTTCTCGGCGCCGTGCAGGGCATCCGTGTCATTTGGGACGGCCTGAACTCTGCCGGCGACTTGTGGCCCTACGACACGTCATGGGTCGAGGTTCACATGAGCACGACCGGCACGGCGTTCACGGTGGGCACGGCGACGTTGCAGGGACGTCTAGCGCGACCTGGCGGCCTTTATGTCGGCGGCCTCAACGCAGGCACCACCTATTACTTCCGGTTGCAGGGCGTCGACCCTGCCGGAAATGTGACTGCTGCCAGCGACGCGGCTAGCGGCCAGACCGGTTTGACGACGTCGTCGGACTACGGAACGGCTACTATTGGCAGCGGAGCAGTCTCGTTCAATGCCCGGCAAATCGGTGGCGTGACCAACACGGTTGGTGCAGTAGCTCCTAGCAACCCCATCCTCAACGACGTCTGGCTTGACTCATCTCCAGGCACCGCCATAGTCCACAAGATTTGGAATGGCAGCTCTTGGGTGACAAACGCTTGGGGTTCAGCTTCCATTGCGGCTGGGCAGATTACGGCCTTGCAGGTCGCCGCTGGGGCAATTACTGCGGGGGCTATTGCCGCTGGGGCTATCACGGCTGAGAAGATCCAGGCTGGTGCTGTCACTGCCGACAAGTTGACGGCCGGCACAATCAGTGGCTTCTACATTTCTGGTGGCACGATCAACGGCGGTTTCATCCAGGGCGGCACTGTCAGCGCGGGCTACATCAACGGCGGCACAGTCAACGCTGCCGTCTACACAGGCGGTTCAATCTCCTCAAGCACGTTCACCGGCGGCACGATCGCGGGAAGTATCACGGCAACCGGGACTGTTTCGGGTGCAGTTCTGTCAGGCGGCACGGTCATCGGCGGGCTGGTGAGCGGCGGCACAGTCAGCGGCGGCTACATCACTGGCGGAACGGTAGAAGCGACTGCCTACATCGGCGGCAGTATCACGCAAAGCATCTTCACGGGCGGCACCATCGCCGGCAACATCACCGCGACAGGCACCGTCACGGGGGCCACCCTGCAAACCGGGTCAACCGGCAGCCGGATCGTCTTCAATGATTCCCAGGGCGGCGTCGCATCAGTATCCTTCTTCAACTCATCCGGTTCAGTTGTTGGCTACTTGCAACCAAATCCAACAAAGTTGTTCTTGAGTGGCAACCTGTTTTCCGCAAGCAATATTCAGGCGGACACCCTGACTGCTGACAACGGGATTGACGGAACCACCCTAGACATTAGCGGCGCCGGGGTAGACATGCTCGGCGTCTACAACAACAACACTACCGGCATTGACGAAGTTGGCATTACCACCGCCGGACGCCTACGACGCATTTCCTCATCGCAAGAAATAAAGTACGACATCACGCCGCTGACGCAAACCCTTTCCAATTCCGTTGAGTTTGGGCGCGTCACAGATGTCGTCACGATTGACCCGCAAGACGTTCTTGACGTTGCGGTCACCGAGTTCTCAATTGTTGACGGCGGAGAGCCGACCGACAGGCGTGTGCTCGGATTCATTGCCGACGATGTCGCCGACAAACTTCCTATCGCGGTCACCCGCTACGACGACGGGCGACCCGCAGGCGTCCTGAATACCTCAATCATTGCTGCCGTCCTTGCGGTGGTTCAAGAGCAGGCCCAGCAGATCAAAGACTTGCGCGCCCGTATCGAAGCCCTGGAGGCCTAAATGGCGATGCCCGCCAACGTCACGACCGTGGTCGTGCTCGGCACGTTCCTCACTCCCGAGGGCAACCCCTCAACCGGGACCATCACGTTCACGCCTTCGCGCTGGCTGACCAACTCAGGCGCCGACGTCGCCATCCCCAACTCCTCAGTCACCAAGACCCTCGGAACCGCCGGCGACTTCCAGGTCACCCTGCCGGTCACCGACGACGCCGACCTCCAGCCCGCCAACTGGTTCTACACCGTCAGCGAAGTCATCGACGGGGTCAGCCAGTCTTACGCGATCCTGCTACCAGGCACCGCTGGCAGCGGCGGCACCGTCTACCTGGCCGACATTGCGCCGGCCGCCGAGCTCGGGCCTGAGTATGCGAGCCTTCGAGGCCCAGCCGGTGAGGCCGCGACGGTCACCGTCGGCACCGTCACCTCAGGCGCAGCGGGCGGCACCCCCACGGTCACCAACTCGGGCACCAGCGCGGCCGCTGTCCTCGACTTCGTGCTCATTCCCGGCGCCACCGGCCCGACTGGCGCTACCGGGCCCACGGGCCCGCAAGGCCCGCAAGGCGACGCGGCAACCATTGAGGTCGGGACCATCGGCACGGTCGCCTACCCGGGGCCAGGAACCGTCACCAATTCCGGCACGTCAGGCTCCGCCGTCTTCGACTTCACCCTTGTCACCGGCCCCCAAGGAGAGACCGGCGCGACCGGGGCTCAAGGTCCGCAGGGCGACGCCGCCACCATCGAGGTCGGCACCGTCGGCACCGTCGCCTTCGGCGGCACACCGACTGTTACAAACTCAGGCACCAGCGGCTCTGCCGTCTTCGACTTCGTGCTCGTCACCGGGCCCCAGGGCGAGCAGGGCATTCAGGGCATCCAGGGCGAGCAAGGCATCCAGGGCATTCAGGGAATCCAAGGCGAGACCGGGGCGACTGGTCCGCAGGGCTCGGCCGCCACCGTTGAGGTCGGCTCGGTCACCTCAGTCGCCTACGGCGGCACCGCGGAGGTCACAAACTCAGGCACCTCGGGCTCGGCGGTGCTAGACTTTGTCCTCGTCACGGGCCCCCAAGGCGACCTGGCCGGTTTGTCCGCCAATGCCCCCCTGGCCTACGCCGCCAACACCTTCGATCTGCTGTACGGGGCGGGCCTTGGCACCGCCTCGGGCGGCACCCTCGTGGCCGACTTCTCCGACGCCACCCCAGCGGCGCTGGGCGCAGCTGCCGCCGGCACCGCTGAGGAACTGTCCAGGGGCGACCACGTCCACGCCATGCCTTCGGCCGCCGACGTCGGCGCCGTCGGAACCGCGACCACCATCACGGCCGGCACCGGCCTCGCCGGCGGCGGCGACCTGTCGGCTTCCCGCACCCTCGACCTGGTCCTCTCTGACGCCACCCCGCTGGCCGTGGGTAGCCCGGCGGCCGGCACCGCGACCAGCCCAGCCAGGGCCGACCACGTCCATGAAGGCACGACCCTGTCCTCAGACACCCCGGCAGCCTTGGGCACCGCAGCTGCCGGCACGGCGACGACCGCAGCCCGAGGCGATCACGTCCACTCGACTGATGGACTTGTTCTAAATTCCCTGATTACGACCAAGGGCGACCTCATCGTTAGGGACGCTTCGGCTCCGGCTCGCCTCGGGGTGGGCACTAACGGGCACGTCCTGACCGCTGACAGCGCCGAGACAACCGGCGTCAAATGGGCCGCCCCGTCCGGTGGTGGCGGCCTTGATCCATTCCTTCTGATGGGAGCCTGACCAATGGCAACAAACTACAAGGTGCTCGGGCAGTCGGCACCATCAGCGACCACGGCCACGGCCCTCTACACGGTGCCGTCTGCGACCGAGGCTGTGATCTCTACGATTACGGTATGTAACCGAGGCAGCGCTTCGGGCACCTTCCGGCTATCGGTTCGCCCTAACGGTGCCTCCCTGGCTAATCAGCATTACCTCGTGTTCGATGCGGCTGTCGCCGCCAAGGACACACTCTTCCTCACGGTCGGCGCGACTATTGACGCGACCGACGTGCTGGAGGTCTACGCCTCGACGGCTGACTTCTCGTTCAATGCTTACGGGTCGGAGATTTCCTGATGGCGGTGCTGTCGGTAACTAAGGCAGGTATCGGCGCGTCTGGAAAGTCGCGCTCACTTGCTGCTGCCCGCGCTATCCCTTTGCCTGTCGGGGGTACGATAACGGAGGCTGGCGGATACCGGATACACACTTTTGACGACTCAGGCACCTTTACCGTGTACGACACCCGACAGGTGGAGTATCTGGTAGTTGCTGGTGGCGGTTCTGGTGGTCAATGGGACGGCGGCGCGTCTGGTGGCGGTGGAGCGGGCGGATACCGCACTAACGTCGGCGGCACGGCGCTAACGGTGTCAACGGCTCAAACCATCGTTGTCGGTGCGGGTGGGGCAGGTCCAGCCGCGGGTGCGTTCTCCGGTTCAAGCGGCTCAGCGTCTGAACTGGGGTCTTTGGTGACAACGACAGGCGGAGGCAGGGGCAGGGCGGCAAGCAATCCAGGAGCGTCGGGGGGGTCTGGTGGCGGTGCCGGCGCCGACAGCCTGCCGAACAGTCCTGGCACGGGAACGTCAGGAGAAGGAAATAGCGGCGGCTTCGGTTTCCAGTCGGCAACCGCAAGCTCGCGACGAGGAGGCGGTGGCGGCGGCGCTGGGGGCGCTGGGGCTAATGCCACGAGTGCCGCGTCCGGTAACGGTGGAGCTGGCCTATCGTCCAGTATTACGGGGTCGTCTGTAACGCGGGCCGGTGGTGGCGGTGGTGGCGCGATTGGTGGCACCTCAGGCACGGGCGGCAGCGGCGGCGGCGGTAACGGGGCAGCCCCTACTGGCAACGGCGGCAACGGCACGGCCAACACCGGCGGCGGCGGCGGCGCCGGAGCCGACGGCAGCGGTGGCAACGGCGGCAAGGGCGTCGTCATTATCCGGTACGCGATCTAAGGGGACTGCGCTATGGCCTACTTCGCACAAATTGACGACGAGGGCACCGTCCTGCAAGTCATCAGCGTGAGCAACGCTGACGCCCCCGACCCCGCACCGGAACACTCAGAGCCGCTGGGGCAGGCGTTCATCGCCTCCCTCGGGCTTGAGGGTGAGTGGCGGCAGACCTCGTACCACGGCAGTTTCCGCAAGGCATACGCGGGAATTGGCTGGCGCTTTGACGCTGACGCTGACGTATTCATCGCCCCGCAGCCGTACCCGTCGTGGACCCTTGACGCTGACCATGACTGGCACCCGCCGACGCCGATGCCCGAGGAGGGTGGTCCCTACACCTGGGACGAGGACACGACCTCATGGGTGGAGTCGGCAATCTAGGGGTTACTGACACATGGCTACCCTGACCCGCCGTGACCTGACCCGCAGGCGCTCCCAGATTTACCGAGACCTGGGCACGACACCCGCCGCGCTTGACGCCAAGGCCAGGTCCACGGAGCCGCTGACCGATGCCGAGTTCTCTGCCATCGAGGAGTTGCGGGAGATCGAGTTCCTGCTCGGTCCCTAACGTAAGAGTTAACGCCGCCGCGTATCGGCCCGACCTCGATGTCGGGCACCGATGGGACACTAGATCTGCGAGCCGCTGCTAGTAGCCGCTCGCACTGCCGCCGGTCCCCCGCCTTGTGCGGGGGCTGGTGTGCAACCTGCGCTAGGATGACGGCATGACCCACGACCCGCTATGCCCCAATATCCCCGAACACTGGGACGGGCAAATCCTCTGGCAGGCTTGGTGCCATTGTGACCTCATCGCCAGGGTCAGGGCCGATGAGCGGGCAAAGTACGTCCCGCCCGACCTGCCTAGGGGCGGCGAGCATGTGGACTACTGCCGCGACCTCGCTTGCTGCGGGTGCGAGGAGATTACTGAGGGCGTGATCGCCCAGATGCTTTAGTGGGATTGGGCCGCGCTTTCGAGCGATTGTGGCCCAAGGCCCACTGTCTCAAGCATTAGGACATCGGCACGACCGTGCCGCTTTCCGGCGATCGGTAGCGTAGAAGTCCGGCAAATGGTCCAGTTCGGCACGAGCGTGCCGGTTCTCATTACCGGGTGATGACTTCCGTTTATGAGTAGTCGCTAACTTGCCAGTTCACGACATAGGCACCATGTCGGCTACCTGTGGCATCCTGTTCACCGGGGAGTTGCGACCTCCCCAGGGGAGGAACCTGCGATGAGTGACCTTGTGACATTTGCCAGCGCTGGCATGGTCAACACCGACACGCTTGACCGCGACAAGCCCCTGCTGGTCGAGTTGCTACTGCGTAAGGCACGCGACACTTTCCCCGGTGCCGAGCTCGTAGGTGAGGCACGTTTGGACCTGGGCGAAGTGTGGGCCAAGGGAGGCACAGACTCATACGACGAGGAAGATGGCGTTTGGCACCGCGCCATTCCGGATAATCTCGCGCCGTATCGCCTCCAGATTGACGTGCGCCAGCCCTAGCCACTTTCCAAAGCAATACCGCCTAAGCCCCCGACAACCTCGGGGGCTTTCGCATGTCGCTAATTGCTGCGTTGAGAACAGGGGGCCTGCCTTGACGTGCGACTACTGCGACACCGAGTTCAACCCCACCGCTACCCGGTGGCTTTGTCCTGCCTGCCACACCAAACACCCGTGCTGCGACGGGGCACCCCTTCCAGTTACCCAGGAGATAGAGAGTGGACACGCCGCAGATCGACGACTTCCTGATGTGGGCCGCGGGAGTCGTCGCAGCAATTACCGCAATCAGCGTGGGCCTCGCCGCCCTGTACCGCCTCCTGACCGCAAGCCTCAGTAAGCGCCTCGATGACGTGTCCTCGCAGCTGCGCCGCAACGGCGGATCCAGCCTGCGCGACGCCGTCGACCGCATCGAGGAACGCCAACAGATCATTCACACCGACGTCCGCGACCTGCGCGAACGCCTCGACGACCACATTTCTTGGCATCTAACAAAGGAATCGAAATGACATTCCGTGAATGGTTCGCGGCGAGCCCCCTCGCCTCCTGGCTGCGCGTCTTCGCGGCCGTCATCCTCTCCGCAGCTGTCGCCGACTGGTCCACCAAGGGCACCATCGACCTCGGCGCCTGGCAGACCTGGGTAATCGCCGGCCTAGTCTCCGCCCTGCCCACCGCCGTCCGCTACCTCAACCCAGCCGATATTGAGTTCGGCCGCGGCTCCTGGCGTGACGACCGCTTCGACGTGTGGCTCGAGGACGACGAAGATGAGTGAAGTCTGGCTTGACGACCTCGTGAACGTGCTGCGAAAGGCCCGCGTTCAGGTCGTGCCCATGCGGTACGAAGCAGGCCGGTACGCCGGCAAAACGTGGGCCCAGGTCGGCGCTGAGAACCGCGGGTATGCGCAGTTGCGCGGCGTCATGTGGCACCACGACGCCTCTCCCGCTGGCGACTCCGGCCGGGCCACCATCGACGCCAACGGCTTCGGGACCCGCCCCACCGGTGCGCTCTGGTGGTGCATGTACGACGGCTTTGGCTGGGCACCCGCCGCCGCTATCTGGGTAGACCGGTACGGCAAGTGGTACGTCTACGCCGCAGGCCGCACCAACCACGCTGGCGTCGGCAACTCCACGCTCACCGGCATGAACATGGGCAACGCCTACCTCCTCGGCATCGAAACCGACCACAACACCGGCGAGGAATGGCCCGAATCCCAAGTCAGCAGCCTTCGCCGCGGCACCGCAGCCATCATGCGCCACTACAAGCTCGACCCCACGAAGGCACTTATTGGGCACAAGGAATACGCGCCCGGCCGCAAGAACGACCCCGACGGCCTCGACATGAACGTTGAGCGCCGCCGCGTCGCACGACTCGCCAGCACACCGCAGAACCGCTGGCGTGCCCTGCTCACCAAATGGTTCAACCGCAACCGTTGAACCGGAAAGGGCGGCATGTCCTCCCTGCTCGACAACCTTGCCGATCCGAACTACACGTACCGCAAAGGCCCCGAATGCACCGTCGCGCTAGCGATGGAGCAGATGGACAAGGCCACCCTCGCCACCTTCCAGACAGCCATGGCTAACCCGGCGGCACCCGGCACGCAGATTGCTAAGGCCGTTCAGGAACTCGGCTATCAAGTGCGCTACGAGGCGATCCAGCGACATCGACGAGGAGCGTGCCGCTGTGGCGTCTCTTGAGGAACTCGCAGCTGCCTCCCCTGACGGGCAGGTGCCTTCCGCTTCGCTACCGGCGGGATGGGCGCCGTCCGTCGCCTACGACCCGTCCGGTAGGGCGGACGTGGTCGTACTCGGCACCGGCCAGCCCGGCGACGAGTCAACCTGGAACGACGAAGTACGCGCGTTAGGGGTTGACATACCGCCGGGCTGGTCGGTGCGGCTCGTCGAAGTCCGACACGACCCTCGAGCCTGGGTGCGGCACAACCAAGGCGAGAAAGCCACCACCGAGCCCGTCACCCGGCGCCGCTACGTCGTGGAACCCGCCAAGGCCCCCGCCCTCGACGTCGACGAGCTCATCGCCGGCATCGGCAAGAAACGCCCCACCTCAAAGCCCGTTGAGGGTGACGCCTGGGCCTACGTCCACACCATCGCCGACTGGCAAATCGGCAAAACCGCCTACGGCCTCGGCACCGAACAAACCATCCAGCGCATCCTTGACGGCCTCGACGCCTCCCTCGCCAGGCTCAAGCGCGAAGCCAAGCGCCGCCCCGTGGGCACCGTGGTGCTCGCCTCTCTCGGCGACCTCTGCGAAGGCACCACCAGCCAAGGCGGAGCCGTCCACCTCACCGCCGACCTCGGCCTCACCGAGCAGCTGCGCGTGATCCGCAGGCTCCTGCTCGAGCACGTCAAAGCCTTCGCCGCCGTGGCCGAGCAGGTCATCGTCCCCACCGCCCCCGGCAACCACGACCAGGCCCACCGGCTCATGGGCATCACCGCCCCCGCCAACGACTCCTTCGCCGTCGACGCCTCCATGCAGGTCGCCGACGCCCTCCACCTAGCCGGCGGATACGACCACGTCCAGATCATCACCCCCGACGTGGACGACCTCACCGTCACCATCGAGGCTGAGGGCACGATCATCGGCTGCGCCCACGGGCACCAGTTCCGCGGACCCGACAAAGCCCAAGACTGGTGGGCTAAGCAAGGGCACGCCCGGCACCGCATCGGCCAAGCCCACCTGCTCCTCTCAGGCCACTGGCACCATTTCCGAGTCTCCGACGACTCAGGGCGCGTCCACATCGGCTGCCCCACCGTCGACCCCGGCTCACCCTGGTACGACCAGCGCAACGGAGGCGGCCCCCAACACGGCGTACTCACCCTGCTCACCCGCGAGGGAGCCTGGACCGGCCTGGAGATCCTGTGAAACCCATCGACCCCACCCTTGCCACCGAGGCCGTCAAAATCGTCACCGGCGACAGGCAGACCGCCTACGACCACCCGCGGAGAAACTTCGCACGCATCGCTGCCCTCTGGTCCCCGATCCTGGGCATTGAGGTAACGCCTCAGCAGGTTGCCTTGTGCTCCGTGCAAATCAAAATAGCCAGAGAAATTCACGCCCATAAGCGCGACAACGTCGTGGATGCAATCGGCTACCTGCTAACCCTCGACGCCTGCCGGGAGGACTAACCAATGGCCCAAAACGTCAGCCTCTGGATGAGCCTGCGCTTCGGCCAGCTCGAGGTCAACTTCTCCGCAGACGAAGTCTCCGGCTACGCCCCCGACGTCGCCAACGACATGGCAATCCACGTCGTCCGCGCCTTCTCCGAAGGCATCGCCGAACTGCGCGGCCACGGCGTTATCGGCTCAATCGACGACGACGTCGCCGACCAAACAGACGACGAGGACGACAGCGACGAGGAATCCGACGAGGACGCCTAAACGGCCCCCAGGCAGCCAGCGGCCCCCCAACCCTCACAAGGGGAAGGGGGGCCGCTTCGCCGTCTGTCAGCGCCGCTTGTTCATCAGCAAGAAGCCCAGGATGACAAACCCAGCAGCAACCACAAGGGCACCCATGCCCAGCAACGTCAGGATTCCGGCAAACGGATTCCCCTGGTTCTCTAGGTCAATGCCGCCGAACATCCAGTAGATCCCTTGGATTCCGGCCAACCCAGCGATGACGAACGACACGATGATGCCCAACGTCAGCCATGGCGAAGACGACCCTGCCGGCTTAGCGGCCTGGACCACCGGCAGCCATTCCGTGCCCGTCCACACATGCCCGTTCACAATCTGACCCGGTTGATACACCACCGGCTGCGGTTCATTCGTTGACATTCATCCCCCCGTCACGACGCCCACGCGCCGACAGCACGCTCAAGCTCGCTGTCATCCACATGAGTGTAAATCTCAGTAGTTGAAATAGAAGCATGCCCCAGCAACTGCTGGACAGCCCGAATGTCATGCGACGCCCGATACACGTTGCCCGCAAAATAGTGCCGCAGCGAGTGAGCCGACCACTTACCCGGCAACGCCCTAGCAATACGGCGCCCCATAGCGTCCGGCGTAATCGGACCGCCATCCACATTAGGAAAGGCATACCCGCCACGCCGCTGAACCTCACGCAACTGCTCCTCAAGCAGCGGATGAATAGGAACACGACGCACCTTCGAGCCCTTGCCCGTGATCGTCAGCATCCGATCCCCGATCTGGTCCGCATGCAGGCTCGCAATCTCAGCCCGCCTCAAACCAGCGTAAGCAGCCAGCATGATCGCCAGCCTGTCCCGAGCCTCAACCTTTTCCAAGGCCTCAAGCAGCGCCTCCTTCGGCGCCTCCTTGACGGACCTTGGCGGCATCTTGATAGCCCTCGTCTTAGCCGTGGGGTCCACGCTCAGCCGGCCAGACTCAATCGCCCAGCGGTAGTACGACCGCAGACTGGCCCTAGCCGACAATTTGGTGGCCGGCTTCCACTCAGGGTTTTCCAGCCACTTGATGATGACTTCTGGCGTCGCCGTGTCCAAGTCCTGGACCCGCGTAAATCGCTCAAGGTGCTGGACTCGAAGGTTGATGGTGCCTTCGGTGTGGTTGCCTGCCCGAAGCCAGGACTGGTACTCAGGAAAGGCAGTCATCTGCCCCCCCCCCCCCCCCGCTGGTTTGGGGCTTTGCGTGTCTTGCCATGTCTTCCCCCCGGTCGTTGGTCGTGAATGAACATCCACATCTACCGCCTTTTATCTGCGCAGGCGCGTGATTGTGTGGACTTTGATGCTGGGCAATGCGGAGTTAGTGGACGACGACACGCCCGACACGGACAAGATTTTCATAACGAAATTGTTATAAACCTTTTGCCCGCCTTGCCCCTTATTGCTCCCGCACCTGGACTCGAACCAGGAACCACTCGGTTCATGGATTGAAGCCCTGTCCGTAATCACGCGAGGCGATCTGGTGACCACCTAGCCCTATTTCTACAAGGTTTTTCGCAATTTAGGGATACCGGCGACCTTGGGATTCCCTGAAGAAATGCACTACCGCGAGTCAATTTTGTCGTCAAGACCCGACACGGCAGTCAAACCGCAGTCAGGAAATTGCCCACGCTCTTGACGTGCCGGATTTCGGCTACACCTTTTCCACGACCTGCGCGTCCCCCCGACGCAGGTCACACGGCGGAGGTGGCCGAAGGCCCACTCCAGTTGGTCACCGCAAACGGCCACCTCCGCCCCTAACCGGGAGGGAGGGGGAAACATGACCGAAGCCATCGTCCTAGCCGTCGGCGTCATCATCGGCGCCGCCGGCATCGCCTACGGCCTCCAGGTCCGCGCCGAGTTCCACGAGCGCGACCGCCTACGGCGCTTTCAGGAAGCCATGCGCGCCGGCGGCCGAAGCCAGCCCCTCCACAAGAAGGAGGACTGACATGGACCCTGCACTCACCGCCGCCCTCATCGCCGCCGGGACAGCCCTCATCACGGGCTTCGTCGCCTACTGGGCCGGAGTCGGCACCGCCGAGAAGCGCCACAAGGCCCGCGAGGCCGCCCTCTTGGACGACCTCGACGACGCCATCGCCGTCCTCACGGACATGGCAATCAACAACCACCCCGCCGGGCGACACCTGCGCCTGGTCACACCCGAAGGAGCCTGACCCATGGCAATGAACCTCACCGACCCGACCCCCGACGACGACGACGACACCTACCCGCCGGCCTACCGCGAACTCGTCGAACCGTCCCAGCCCAGCCCGAAGTTGATTCGCGCGTGGGCGCTTGAGCGTGGCCTACCCGTCGGCAAGCGCGGCCGCATCCCCGCCGACGTCGCCCTCGCCTACCAGGAGGCGACCCGCTCGTGAGCCAGCACCGCAAGCACCGCGGCTACCGGTCCCAACGCGTCGTCGCCGAGCGGTTCGCCGCCAACGGCTTCCCGCACGCCGAACCGGTAGGCGCGGGGCGCGCGGGCAGCGACATCGTCGGCCTCGTCGGCATAGACGTCGAGGTCAAAGCCCGAAGGGGCCTCAACATCAAGGCCCTCATGGACCAGCTCAACGAGCGCGCCGAAACCGGCGTACTCGGAATCGGTGTCATCCGCCCCGACGGCATGGGCGAAGCCAGCATCGGCAAATGGCCCGTCGTCATCTGCCTTGACGACGCCATCGCCCTCCTGCGCGCCGCCGGGTACGGCACCCCACCCGAGGAGGACTCGTGATCCCCGTTTGCGCAGCGGTGCTCGCCACCGCACTCACCATCACACCAACAGCAGCACCATCGAAGGCACCAAAGCCGTGCAAAGACAAGCTCGTCGCCTGGATCAAGGAAGCCGGCTTCACCGGCCCGCACGTCCGCGTCGCCTGGGCTATCGCCCAGCGCGAATCCAACGGCAACCCCAATGAAAGCAGCTGGCCCGACCTCGGGCTCATGCAACTCAACGCCCCGTCCTGGCAGGGCACTAAGTATTGGCCCGCCAACGTCTACGACCCTGTGCAGAACCTCACGGCCGTGCGCCGCATGGTCCGCGACATGGGCTGGCAGCCCTGGGGCCTACGCGTCAAGCGCGGCCAAGTCACCTACGACTTCAGCTCATACGGCATGTGGTCGTCGTGGCAACACCAAAACTGGATCGTCGCGCCCTTCGAGCGCTACTACGCCCAATTCCCCAAGGCCTGCCGATGAGCGTCTGCGGAGTCTGCCAAGGCAAAGGCTGGAACTACATGCACGACGGGCACGGCTGCGTCGCCCGCGAACCCTGCGACTTCTGTGAGGCATGGAATGACTGCGTTCAACGTTCAGCGAATGCTCGACCCGGTCAGGACCTCCCGCGAGGAAGGCAGGCTCCAGGGGCGGAAGGAAATGCGGGACCGGATCCGCGACCAGTTCGCCACCTTCGCCTCGCGTCACCCCGACCCGGTGATCTCTGACGAACTATGGCTATTCGTCAACCACATCGAGCGAATGGATCTGTCGTGAGCGGCTGGAACCACCCGCAGCCGTGCGCCCGCTGCGGCATCTCCCGCCGTCGACGCTCCGGCGACCAGGAAATGTGCGCGGCCTGCCGCGAAATCCCCAGCATGGACATGCCCCGCTGGACCGCCTACGCCTCCTGCAAAGACCCCAACTTCGACCCCAACTGGTGGTGGCCCGAAAAGACGGACGATCCGCTCTCCCCCGTCGCCATCGCGATCTGCCGCACCTGCAAAGTCCGAGACCTGTGCCTGGACTACGCCATCGGCAACCGCGAAGTCCACGGCATCTGGGGAGGCATGCTCCCCGCTCACCGGGCAGCCATCGCCAACCAGCGCCGCCGGAGCGCCGTCTAATGCCCGCCCTCATCCCCACCCCCGACGAACTGGCCCGCATGACACCCGCCCAAAAGAACAAGATCCGGCGGTTCATCGCCCAGGTCGCCCTTGAGCTCGACGCCGCAGCAGCCGACCTCGTCGACACCGCCGCTGCCCAACGACAACTCCGCGAACAGGAGCAGGGAGAACGCATCCGCGCCCACGCCCGCAACCTCCAAGCCATCCGCCCACCCGAACCGCCACACGTCACCGCCGCCCGCCGCCAAACCCTGCTCGACGCCACCCGATAGGAGCCCGAATGTTCACCCGACCTGCGACCGAAATCCCCCGCGACCGGTGGGGCCGACCACTCATCGTCCCCCCATCCGGCGGCAAGCCCATCGGCTACACCCGCGTCAGCACCCTCGCCAAAGCCCTTGACGACAAGACGTCGCTCATGGACTGGAAGTGCCGGCAGACCGCAATCGGTCTTGCCCGCCGCCCCGACCTCGTATCCAAGACGTCCGCTGTCGGCGAGAACCGCGCAGCCCTCAACGAAGTCGTCAAGGAAGCCCTCGCCGCCGCCGCATCCGACCGCGCCGCCAACGTCGGCACCGCCCTACACGCCTTCACCGAACGCATCGACGCGGGCGAACAACCCGAAGACCTCGTCCCCCACACCGACCCCCTCTACCTCGACCTGTGCGCCTACCGCGAAGCCACCAAGCACCTAGGCATGGAAGCCGCCGAACTGTTCGTCGTCTGCGACGAACTCCAGGCCGCCGGATCCTTCGACCGCCTCGTCACCATCCCCGACATCGGCATGGCAGTTGCCGACCTCAAGACCGGGCAGCACGAACCGGACTACCCCCACGGCGTCGCCCAGCAAATCGCCATCTACGCCAACAGCACCCTCTACGACCCCGAGCAGGGCCGCATCGCCGCGCTCGCCGACCTGGGCGTGCGCACCGACGTCGGCCTGCTCATCCACCTGCCCGCCGAGCGTGGCATCTGCGACCTGTACCTCATCGACCTCGAGCACGGCTGGCAGCTTGCCCAGGCCGCGGTCGCCGTGCGCGCCGCTTATAAAACCAAGCCCCTCATCAAGTTGGAAACCACCCCTGCGCCTGCACCCGCACGCGCATCCGCATAAGAAAGAGGAACCCGCAATGACCGTATTCACCGCACCCGCCGCCGGAGGCGGCTCCGACGTCCGCCCCGCCGACCTCGAAGGACACCTCCTCGTCGTCGAACCTTTGGAGTACGTCGCCTCCATCCCCACGTCCATGGGCGACAAGGACGCCGTCCGCGTCACCATCCACGACGTCACCGACCAGCAGAGTTACGAAGACGTCCTCTGGTTCCCGAAGGTGTTGGTCGGCTCACTCAAGGGCCGCATCGGGCAGAAGGTCCTCGCTGTGCTCGGTAAGGGCACCGCTAAGCCGGGCCAGTCCGCGCCGTGGATCTTGGTCGACGCCACTACCGATGCCGAGTGCATTGACGCCGCAACCCGCTACATGGCAACGGTCACCGCCGGCCAGTTCGCCCAGGCCGACCCCGAGGTCGAACAGCTTGCCAAGGACTCCGGCAACCCCGCCCTCGCCGCCGCCCTGGGCAAACTCGGCGCCCGCAAGTAATCCGAGCCCCCCACCCTCAACCTGCGCAGGTGAGCAGCCCGTTCGAGCCGGGCGTGGGGACAACAACACACCTGACGCGAAGGAGCACCGTGACCTCCAAACTTCTCAAGGCTGCCCGCAACTGGTACGACGCCGGCTACTGCGTCGTCCCCAGCCACGAAGACGGAGGCAAACG